TTTCATTCGTGATTTTTCGACGTTCTCCACGATTGTACTTGGAATCTTTTTTACTCCTACTTTCTGCTTCACAATTCATACAAAGTTTTTCATATTTTCCATCATCAGAAAAATTCTCTAAAGGGAGTGGACCACAATTCTTACAAATTTTCAGTTGCTCTTCATCTTCAAAAAGAGTAGCACTTGGATCAAATTTATTATCTTTCCACATTTTCAATTTTTTAATGAATAAATGTAAATATGTTTTTCTGGCATTTCCACATACTTTGCTTCACCAGTTTCTAACGCACCTTTGATTTTCTGAGCAAATGGTTTAATCACCTTTTCTCCATCTTTGTTAGTATAATAAGTTCTAATACATTTATCGTGGTAATATCGCTCATTATAGTCAATCACTTTTCCTTTTGTTGTCAGTCCCATATGCTTGAAATTTGATGCTTTATAAATGATTCCTTCATGACCATAATATGTATCAGCATATGACACAACCAAATCATAATCACTATTTTGTTTCATCCATCTTAAAGTTTTACCAATGAAATAACTTTCTGTATTCTTTGGAGTCTTGTCAATACAACAAAGTCTTTTCAATTCTACAACTTTGCTTTCCGCCTCAACAAACTTTTTCCAGTTATTAGCCATCCCAAGAGCGCCATAAATCATCGCCCCTATCAAATTCTTTTCATGAAAAAGTCCAAAAACTTGTGAAATTCGCAAGCCATTAACATTTCTTGAATAGTGCCATTTTTCAATGAACGCTCTTGTTACTCTTAGGTTCGATGGTTTAACAACAAAATCTTTAACATTAGCTTTAGTAAGGTCTAACTCATCATTTTCAAAAAGTAATTCAACTAAGTTTTGGTTTTGGGTATTCATTAGTTTCAAAGTTCAACACCCGTTTAGCTATCTTTTTTCCTGTTTTGTTTAATGGAATCCAGTACATATATTTTCCTTTATCTACATGAGATCCCCATTCAATAGTTTTTACTTCTGTACCATAGAGTGTTTCTTGTTTTACTTCATCAAACATTTCGCCCAATTTATCTCTTCTGTATGTACCATAGCGAGTAGATACTGATCTCTTAGGAACAAATTTTCCATCAATTATTAAACCATCTTCTTTTGGTTGTCTATATGTATGAAAGTTCCATGAACATGCTTGATAGATTCCGCCATGATGATCTTGTGTCGCATCAGCATATGAAATTGCTATGTCAAATCTTCCCAACTTTTTCACTTCTTTTACCGTGCGAGAAACCAACCAACTCAGGGGAACTTGAACATCTTCTTTCCTACACAATCTTACAAGTTCAATCAGATTAACTTTTTTGAGTGACCAAGTATTATTATTGGATTGAGAAAAAATACAAGTAGCTACCAGTTCTCCCTTATCACCATATAATCCACCGCCCCCAAAATGGAGACTTCCAACAAGTATTGGATTTTCATGACATCTACCTGAATAATGATACTTCAGAACCAATTCTCTCGCTGTTTGTCTTTCTCCTATGTGGAAATAAAATGTATTTCCCTTATAATCTAAACAGTCTGTCATTCCTTTTTCCAAATATATTGAGGTTCTATACCATCAGAATCATAGATGTTTGGGTGTTTGAGCAATGCCCGTCTATATGGCGTTAATGCCACCCCATATGGTCTATCATTTTTAATCCACTCTGTTAATTTTTCTTTAGATACTCTGCCCTCTTTTTCCACACGTTCTTCCATTTCCTTCAATCTTTTAGAGCGATCAGTAACACTCTTTTCAGCAGAAACCAGTTGATCAAAATATTTCAACATATCTTTCATTTCATTTTCATATATCAAATTATTTTTAAGATGCTCCAAACCAACTTCTGCTTGACTGTTTCTGTGAGGTTGATCATCCAAATACAAATTAAGTAATTTAATTGCTTCATCATTATTCTTAAAAAAGTCTCCAGTAGGATTTAACTCTTTGTAATATGGAGCGTCATACATAATGAATGGTGTACCCTTCATAATACCATCAGTAGTCGCAACTGACCATCCACCATATTGTTGCATTGGAGAATAACCAACTCTACATCTCCTTAATTCATTATAATACTCCATTTTATCAAATTTGTCAACATATATGTAAGGTCTAGTTGAAGAATCTAAAAGTGGAATCCACACCTTAAAATCTTGTCTCTGTTTCCACAATTCGTCTGTGGTTTTTATAAAGTTATCAAAATCCTTGTATGTGGCTGGCCGATGATTAAAAACAATTTTCTTTTCAGTCTTTTTCTCCATCGCAGTGGTATCAACCACATCACTTCTTCTAATTCCAGGATGTTGTACTGTCAAAATCTCATCTAATTTTTTACAATTGTATATACTCAAAATCTTACCTGCTTCTTGTAACACCAATTCTTTCTGTGCTTGAGTATTCAAATAGCACCGCTTCATTTCCAATATTCCAATCAAGTTGTAATTAAAAGCGTGCATGGAAGATACAACCACATCCTTAATATCAAACCAATGACAATACCCAACAACCGGAGGATTATGCGAACTAGTATTATATAAAACATTTTTAATGTTAAGAGTATGTTCAGGTAAATGTGAAAATATTAAATCAAAATCCCATTTCCTATGTCTTATTATATCAAAATCTTTTACATTAAAATGCATCCTCATATTTTGAGGATAGCTTGGACAGGGTACAATAAATTGATGAGTATTTGGAAACGCAGAAGAAAACATCATCATATGTTTCGGCATTACCAAATAGAAAAATAGATCATCCCTGATTTTATTCATTTCAGTAATCATAGAATAGATTACTTGAATATAACTATCTTTTTCTAAATCTTTAGCATAAGTAATGTTTGGATAAACTAAAATTCTCAATGTTTTCTGAGGTTTAAAATTTTCTCCAAATAATCCTTCTATTGTGTTCATCTTATAATATCAATCGTGTCTATAGATTTTGGAGTCCAAAATTCTAGTTCATCACGCAGCCTACCATCTGCTTTGAGATTTTCATATCTCTTTTGTGCTTTTTTCCTCCAAAATTCTACCACTTTATCAAATGTAAATTTATCATAATTTACGCCCTTTATCAAAGTCTTAGTCTTTCCCAACATATAATCAACTGAATTAGTATACCCAAAGTCTGAAGTATAATAGCGCTTTTGAGTAGTAATTGCCATCTTATCTTTTATCACTTTTGACAAATGAGAGTACTTATCCATATCATAAACTTTCAAACTTTCTTTGAGATATGAAAGCATCTTAGCCTGAGTTCTCATCTTTCTACTAGTAGGAATTTCCTGTGTATCTGGAACCAGCTGTTCACCATCATTATACTTGTCTTGAATTTCATCTCTCATTGTCTTGTATTTTTCATCTGAAAGGTTCATCATCAATTTGCTTTCAGTATCACCTCTATATCGAATCAAAGGTTTCAGCCCATCATACTGGCTGTTTCCTTTGATAGACCCATAAAGAGAAGTTGTTTCAAAAAATACAATATCCGCATCATACTTATCATCCCACATTTCCCGAACTTCATGACAAACACAAATTAAAGCAGCAAGTTTACCACCAAGACAATTAAATCCAAATGGTTGTGCTGGAACTATGTTAAACCCGTTAAGACAATGTTGATTCAAAGTTTTAAGGTCTACTTTTTTAACATTGAAATATTCATGCCTCGGTCTCATACTAATTACTGGAGATCCCAATTTAATAAAGGCAACAAACTTACCAGAATTCTTTTCTCTAATAGCAAGTCTTGTAGATCTTCCAGGAGAATTATCTGCATTAAATGATGCAGTCAACTCAAGCAGCTTAGTGTATGCGTTTGTAGTAATTTCTTGTGGAGTAGGATTCTTAGGAACACAGTGAACAATCTCAAATTCCATGTCTTTTGGTTCCATAGAAAAATCATTGAATAGGTCTTTTTGAGGACCATTTGGAATAGTTTCACCAGTGAACATATCATAAGACCCCTTTAACCAATCATCAGAATATCCCATATCAATGAGTCTTTGCCTTTTCTTCCAGCGATAATAATTAGTAATATCACCCCCAAGAAAAGTTTCAAAGAAGTCTATATATTCATTATAGTATTTTAGTGCATCTTCTTTTTCTAACTGCATTTCTTCCTTATTTGAAAAACTCCTTCAAATTAGACTCCGCCCTATGCTCTCCAATATTTTTTAAATTATATTTAGCATCTTCAAATGTAAAATTTGGTTTTTCTATGTATCTTTTTTCTGTTCTATCAGTAGCATCAATCCACTCCAAATCTTTTTCTTTTGGATAATTTTTTGACCAATCTAATGTAGAACCCCTTTTCATCAATTTCTTAGCAGTTTTATTCAATGGATATATGTATCTAAACATCAAACCATTAATCTTTTTGATACCTTTATGTTTCATAAAATCAGAAGTCATCCAAAATACTTTCTCTTTTCCTAAAAATTTTGCATTTTCTTTACATAATTCTTTAGTAGACCTTGGATGTAACTTTTCACCATTTTCCATGAGATATACAGGAGTCCAATAACTTTCACCAAAATAAAAATTAGAGGCTTGATATACATAACCACATTTTCCCATTATTCCATCAGCCATTGTATAGAGGAAAAGACAATCTGTATTTTTCTTTATCCATCGAACTGTGGCTGAAATCATTTGACTTTCGGAATTCCGAGGCATGTCATCATCCATACACATTTTTCCAATCTCATAGTAATCTTTTGATGTTAAGCCGGGAAACATTTTGTTAATAGTTTGTCTTGGTTGTGTTCCCCAACCCAATGTCAATACTCCTTTTAAGTCTCCATCAATAAAAAATCCTAGAAAGTATTTTGTGAGTTTAGGCATTACTGGTGAGTAATGAAACTTTTGTACAAAGTCAATAGCATAAACCTTATGAATTTCTTTTACTTCAAAATCAAATTTCATGATGAATTCTAATGCCTTGTAATCATAATTATTTAAATTCACATTCTACCATAATTTCTGTTAAACAAGCAACCATATTGATTTCTTGGTCTGCCACAAATGCTGACTTATATTGATAATCAGCAATAATAAGAACTGCTTGGGGAATAGACTGTTGCTTCAAATGAGAACTTAAATTATCATACAATTTTCTAAAAATTCTAGTGGAGTCTTGATCTAAGTTCTGATTAGTCCATTTTCTCATCTCTGAAAATTTCTTACCCCTCAAACAATCAACCAATTGACCAACATTAATTTCTTCCAAACTTGAAAGAATACCAATATCAATTTTACCAGAAGCAGAATACCGCTGAAGCTCATTCAGTACTCTCCTGAAATCTGGAAAGTGTTTCATGATAAGTTCAACCAATACCTTGCGGTCAAATTCTACATTTTCACTCTGAAGGATCTTTTCACATAAATGAAGATATTGTTCAGCAATCTTTGGTTTTTCATTATTTGGAATTACAAAATCAAAGACAGCACAACGGGAATGGATGGGATCAATAATACGGTTAGGATAGTTACAAGTAAAAAGAAAAGAAACATTATTTCCAAATTTTTCAATGAATCCTCTTAATGCAGGTTGTACAGAATCAGGGTTCATGTAATCCCCCTCATCCATAATTATAGCCTTGCGGTTTCCTGTCATAGAAACTGAACTACAAAATTGATTCAATGTAGTTCTAACAGTATCTATGTTTCGACCCTCGTCAGAACCATTAACTATCAAGTAGTCAGTATTGGTTTCATCACAAAGAGCTCTAGCAACAGTAGTCTTACCAGTACCAGGTTTCCCAGCAAAAATTACATTTGGGACTTTTCCACTTTCAACATATTCAAGAAATGGTTCTTCTAAATCACTGGGCAAAACACAATCGGATACTTTTTTGGGTCTATATTTTTCTACAAAAAGAAAATCTTCACGAATTTGAGACATGATTACTCCCCAAATGTAGAATCAGATTCAGAAGCAATGTAGTATTGTAAATTAGTTGAAGAGTGTGAAAATTTAGTAA